TAAGAGAGTTTGGTACTATGTTTACTCATAGTGTCTTATCTGGTCCTAAAACACCAATCCGAGCAATCATGGGTACAGGTAGTGCAACATTTAGCAGACCTATGGCTATGGCTATCGGTGGTGCAATGGGAGGAGACATGGTTACTTCCAGAGCTGGTTTAGCTTCACTAAATGCTTTAGTACAAACAATTCCAGAATCCTTTGAATTTTTTAAAAAAAGATTAAATAGTTATTGGGCTGGTGATCTTTCTACGATTAAAACTAGATATATAGAAAGAAACACACTAGATGACCAATGGCAATTTTATGGACATTGGGCAGAAACAAGAGGTAACACAACAGATAAAATCTTGTATCGTATGGCTAATATGATTCGAGGTTTAAATGATAGTAGTTTATTAACTTACTCTACTAAAATTATGGCAGCTACTGATGATGCTTTCCAATTAATGATAGGTAGAGCTAGAGCTAGAGAAAAAGCATTTCTAGCTGCTGCTGATAAAATGGGCGATAGTAACTTTGCAAATTTTGATGCTAAGTTTTTCCGTGACATGGAAGACAATTTTAACAAAGAAATCTTTGATGAAAACGGTATGGTTACAGATGCTATGGCTGAATACAGTAGACAAGAAGCTACACTTACAGCTCCTTTAACAGGATTTGGTAAGAACTTAGCTAAAGCGTTTGATGATGCTCCATGGGCTAGACCTTTCTTTCTATTCGCAAGAACTGGTATTAATGGTTTACAATTAACAGCTAAACATACTCCCGGATTTAACTTCTTAGTTGATGAGTTCAACATGATAGCTAAAGCAAAGGTACCTACACCTGAATTACAACAGTTTGGTATTCATACTCAGCAAGATTTAATCAATGCTAAAGCTATACAAAACGGAAGATTAGCTATGGGTACTGCTGCACTAAGTATGGCATCTATGGCATATTTAAGTGGAAATTTACATGGCAATGGACCTACAGATAGGAAACAAAGACAAGCATGGCTGGACATGGGATGGAAACCAAGAACTATAAAAATTGGTGACGTCTGGGTTAACTATGATGCCTTTGAACCTTACAACCAAATACTTGCTTTAGTAGGAGATATAGGAGATCACCAAGAATTAATGGGTGAAGAATGGGCAGAAGATAGTTTATTAAAATTATCTATGGCACTAGCTAACACAGCCTCAAGTAAATCTTATTTAGCTGGTATGCAATCATTTGTAGATTTGTTTTCTGGTAAACCCGGACAGCAAAATAGAATTATTGCTTCTCTAATGAATAACACAGTACCGTTATCTGGTCTTAGAAATGAGATAGGTAAAGTACTAACACCTTATACAAGAGAGCTAGGTTCAGATATGCAGAGTGCTATAAGAAATAGAAACTTAATAACTGAAAATATTGCGTCAGATCCATTACCTATTAAATATGATATACTAACTGGTAAACCTATTAAAGATCACGATTTTGTAACTCGTATGTTTAATGCAGTATCTCCTGTCAATTTTAATTTAGACTACTCAGAAGGTAGAGAGTTTCTATTTAACAGTGGCTACGACATGAGAACATCAACATATGTAGCTCCAGATGGAACAGATTTATCTGACAGTCCAAAAGTTAGGTCTATGTTTCAAAAAGCTATAGGAGATCAAAACCTATTAGCTAAATTTGATGCAATGGCAAAAGAAGAATCCATAGCAGTATCTATGGCAGAGATGAATTGGCACAAACGAAATGGTATGAAAGATGTCGAACCAAAATCATTCCCCCACTACAAACGAATCGCAAAAACGTTTGACCGAGCTAAGAAACGAGCTTGGGCAAGCCTTAAAAACGATAACGACGTCCAAAAACTATTATTGGAAGAAAGAAATCAAAAATTAAAGAACGTAAAAGCAAACAGAGGCACAATAGATAAAATTCTAGAAATGCCTAAATAATCCACCGCCAACTTAAAAAGTTAGAAAACAAATGGCGACAACCGAAGAATACAAAAATGGTGGAAGTGCATCCTACGCATTTTCAATCGAAAGAATAAAAGACGAGGATATTAAAGTTTCTGTAGACGGTACAGATTTAACCTATACAGCAACTAATCCTCCAGCACAGACAACTGAATACACAGTCAATGGTTCTAACGTAATATTTAAGCAAGCTTCTGTATCAGGTTCCACAACTGGTGGAGTTCGTATATATAGAGAAACTGCATTAGAAAATGCTGACTCAGCAACCTTTGTTGCTGGTTCCTCTATTAGAGCTGCTGACTTAAATGCTAATCATAGATTAGTGCGTTTTGCAGCACAAGAACAGAATCAAAAAATAGTAACTGATGACATTAAAGATAGTCAGATTACTTCTGCAAAAATATTAAACAATACTATTGTTGATGCAGATATAGCATCTAATGCAGAAATAGAAGTTTATAAATTAAAAGATGGCACAGCTAATCAAGTATTAATCACACAAACTGACGGTACAACTGTTGGTTGGAGTAGTGCGTTAAATTTACCAACAACACTACAAGTACAGGGAAATACATTCTTAGATTCTAATACTAATGTGTCAGGAGATTTTACTGTTTTAAACAGTGGAACTCAAAAATTTAAAGTTCATAATTCTACAGGTAACACAGAAATTGCAGGGACATTAACTGTCAATCAAAACATTTCTAATACAGTCGGAGCTACATTTAACAATGTACAAATCGGAGTAACAACCGGTAATGAAATAGATACTTCTTCTGGAAGCTTAACACTTGATTCTGCAAGCGGTAACATTATTTTAGATGATAATGTACGAGTTACAGGAACTTTTACAGTAGATGGTTTAACAACATATCCAGCTAATGTTGTTGTTACAGGTAGTCAGTTAAAAATACAAGCAGATAACTCAGAATTTGCTGTAAACAATGGATCTGGAGTTACTAAATTTAAGGTAGATAGTGATACAGGAAATACACTTGTTCAAGGTATTTTGTCTGTACCCAACATAGATGGTGCTGCTGTAGTTACTTCTGGAACCTCTACCAGTGATACTAAAATTTACTCAGCTAAAAGATCAGACGAACTTTACTACAGAAAAGGTACTGCTGATGATATAGAAGAAAGTGGAGTTCCTTGGTCTGGTAATGACAGTACTATTGCTACTACCGCAGCTATTGATGCAAGAATTGTAGATATAGTTGATGATGTAGGTGGATTTGCACCTTTAGTTGACGAAGGTGAAATACCTCAATTACATCCAGAATATGTTAACAAAGATACCGCAGACAGAGTTGGAACAATACTTTCTATTGGAAATTTAACTAAAACATATACACCAAGCAATGGGACAGTAACTATTCTAGCTAGTGATTTATCAAATCATTCAGTAAATGCAACTATTACAGATTGTGGGACTACTGTTTTATCTGCTGGATTTGGAGTTTTAGTAGAAACAAAAGCACAATCTGACTCTCAATATGCAGCCGGTCCTTCATTTAAGTTTCATAGATTAGTACCAAAAGCAACTGAAGTTACGACAGTAGCTGGCAAGGCAACTGAAATTACAACAGTCCATACCAACATAAACAACATAAATGCGGTAGCTAGTGATATAGCAAATGTTAATGCTGTTGCAGCAGATGCAACTGACATTGGTGCAGTAGCTGCTAAAGCAACAGAAATTGGAAGATTAGGTACTGCTGATGCTGTAGCTGATATGGCAATACTTGGGACGGCTGATGTTGTTGCTGACATGGCAATTCTTGGTACTAACGATGTTGTAGCTGATATGAATACGTTAGCTACTGCTGATGTTGTAGCTGATATGAATACGTTGGCTACTGCTGATATTGTTAGCGATATGAACGCACTCGCTACATCTGACAATATTACAGCAATGGATACTTGTCGGGATAATATTTCAAGTATTACTAACTGTTCAACAAACATATCCTCAGTAAATACTTTTGGAGATCAATACCAAGTAGCAGCTAACAACCCATCAACAGATGGTGGTGGTAATACACTTGCTGCTGGAGACCTATACTTCAACACTTCTGCTAACGAACTAAAGGTTTATAACGGTAGTTCTTGGCAAGGTGGTGTAACTGCTGCTGGTAACTTTGCATCCGTTACTGGTAACACATTTACTGGAGATAACAGATATAACGATAACGTAAAAGGTAAATTTGGTACAGATTCGGATATAGAGATCTTTCATGATGGATCAGATTCATATATAAAACATAATGGTACAGGTAATTTTTATGTACAAACAACAGAAGCCTCTGTAGAAGATTTATATTTACAAGCTGGAAATGATGTTTATATAAGAGTACAAACTGGTGAAAATGCTATAAAAGCTATTGGTGACGGAGGAGTACAACTTTATTATGATGGTAGTACTAATCCTAAATTTGAAACTACAAGTACAGGAGCAAAGGTAAGTTCTACTACTCATTCAAAACTCTATATTACGAGTGCTGATAACAACTCAGGAATGATTAATTTAGGACCATCAAGTAATGATGATTCTGCTCAGATTTGGTATGATGATTACGCTAATGGGATGTTTGTTAGAACTACTACTAATACACCTATAACTGTATATACCAACAACACACAAAGATTAGTACTACAAAATGATGGTCATTTAAGACCTTATGTAGATAGTACATATGACCTTGGAACTTCTAGTATAAGATGGAGAAATCTTTATGCTGATACTTTATATGGTGACGGATCAAACCTTACAGGTATTAACACAGATTTACTTTCTGACACATCACCCCAATTAGGTGGTGACTTGGATACTAACAGCCATAATATTTCTTTAGATGATGACCACGCTGTTAAGTTTGGTGATAATAATGATTTGCAAATTTTACATACTGGTGGTCATTCTAGGCTTAGAAACACTACTGGACAACTAACACTAGCTGGTGCAGATGTAAGAATTACAAATGCTGCTGAATCTGAAACAATGATTAAAGTTAGTAGTTCAAAAGCAGAATTACTATATGCAGGTAATACAAAGCTTGAGACAACAAATACTGGAGTGTCGGTTACAGGTCATGTAGCTATAGCTGATAATAACCAAGTAAGATTTGGTAATAGTAATGATTTAGTTATTCAACACAATACCAACGAAAACTATATACAAAGTAATAGTGGACACATTTATATAAGATGTAATGTTGACGATGATGAAGGCGATAACATTTATTTACAACCTAAATCTGGTGACAACTCAGCAGTATTTGTACATGATGGGGAAGTATCATTATTTTATGCGAATAATAAAAAGTTTGAGACTACAAATACTGGAACTTCTATAACAGGTTCTTTAGGAATTAACACTACATCACCAGCAGTCTTAATAGATGCACGTACAACCTCTGGTGGATCTATACAAGTACAAAATACTACCTCAAACATTGGTGTACTTGGTATAAATGTAGGTTCGGTAGAAAACTTTATATATTCTAAAGGTGATGGTGCAACTGCTAAAAGAGATCTAACTTTTATGTTAGGTACTTCTAAAGCTGCAAGATTTGATACAAATTTACATTTCAGACCAGAATCAGATAGCACACATGATTTAGGTTTAACTGGTACAAGATGGAGAAACGTATATGCTGACACACTACATGGTGGAAAAGCTAGAATTACTGATGATGGTTCTGATTCACCACTTCTAAGTGTTAGAGCTGATGATTCAAGCCCTTGGGGTTTACTTGTTGGTAATGATTCAGCCGACACTGATGGTGGTCTTAGAGTTTACCAAAATAATAACCGTGATGTTTATGTACAATCCTATGCTGGAAGTGGTGCAGGTTCTACTTTTAATAATACTTATTTCCAACATAGTGCATCTAGTGCATACAACCCTATAACTTTTACTTCAGGACAACACGTTGAAATTAGAAAAAATGGGGATGTCGTTCCAAGAATAAGCACAGATGCTACTGCTGCTTCATACGCTTCTATAAAAATAAGCGGTAGCAATGGAACTAACACTTCTTATGGCGGAGTAAGTATTAACAATACTATTAACCTAACTGGTCATTTAAGTGATGGAATATTTGGTATCTACGATCAACATAGTCAAAAGTGGGTGTTCTGGTACGATGATGGTGATGGCACTTACATATACCATGATAATAAATGGCACCTTAGAACCCTACCTGTTGGAGCTGGTCTAAATTCTAATGGTAACGCTACAGAACTAAAAGTTTACACCAATAATGGTACTATAAGAGGTTCACTTTATGCTGATAACTCAAACAACATTGGATTATTAGATAATGGTGGTAATTGGCATATTAAATTTGACAGTGGTCGTGATGCTCATTTCTACGGTCATGCAAACCCAGCTTCTGACAACACCTATGACTTAGGTAGTTCATCAAAACGTTGGAGAAACGTCTATACTACTGACCTTCATTTATCTAACGAAGGTTCATCTAATGATGTAGATAGTACATGGGGTGATTGGACAATACAAGAAGGAGAATCAGACTTGTTCTTAAAAAATAACCGTTCTGGTAAAAAGTATAAATTTAATTTAACGGAGGTATCATAATGGCATTTATTGGACAAGGTGCTTGGACGATTGGAACTGAGCAGGGTTGTCAAACAGGTATAGTAAGTCAAAGTGTTACTGGTATTCCGGTAACAGCTACTCAAATAAGATTTAACTATTACAATATTAGTAGTACTGGTGCTAGTTATTTTTACTTTAGACTAGGCACTTCATCAGGCGAAGTAAGTAGTGGTTATAAAGCTCATTCTGGTTATCATTATTTTGCAAACACTGATAGTACAAGTAGTTATTTTACTGATCGAATAGGTTTGACTTCTACTAACTGGGATGCTGCTTCTTATAAATGGACCGGATATGTTGATGTAGTTAAACTTAATGACGACGGTACAACTCAAATATGGGGTATCGAAATGTACACTAACGATCAAGATGCTAACTATGGTTCATCTAATAGAATCCAATATTTTGGAAGAGGATTTTGTACATTAGCAAGTAATGCACATTTAGACAGAGTTTCTATACATTCAGATGGAACTAATTATGGTCAATTTGATAGTGGTAGAATGAGAGTCGATTATTTGGTATAAATTATGAAAAGTAAAAGAGCAGTTTACAATTTACAAACAGGTGAAACTACAATAGAAGAATTTGATACACCTGATTACCCAGACGAACCAAGATGGGAAGCTTTACGATTAGAAAGAAATTCTCGTTTAAGACAAACAGATTGTTATGCACTTTCAGATAGAACGTTATCTGATGAGATGAAAAAATACAGACAAGAATTAAGAGATTTACCGGCAAATGTAAAAGATATAAAAAACGTTACATTTCCTACAAAACCAACTGAATAAAATTTTCACCTTACAAATTTAAAAATGGCAACTATTACAAAAACTTGGGAAGTAAATACCCTACAAAGAGAACTAAAAGATGGTTTCGTTAGTAAAGCTATCTACAGAATAAATGCTACAGATGGAACATACGAAGTAAAAGCAACTGGTGAAGTTAATTTTGTTAGACCAGAAACTTTAATACCATATAAAGATTTAACAGAATCAACTGTTATTGAATGGATTAAAGCAAGAATTGATGAAATTGCAGCAGATCCACAACGACCCGGTTTTACTGTAGCGCAAATTGAAACAGCATTAGATCAACAAATTGCTGAACAAGCAACACCAACATACGGTACTGGAACTCCTTGGGCTGGTGAAGAAAATTTTGGTCCTCCTAGTTCATAAGTGGAATTTCCCACTATTAATATTCCACCTATTAATAAAATTGAAACTATAGAAATACCTTTACCTACCGCAGACGTGCCATCATACATTCCTATGGTGGTACCGCCTAGCGATTTAGAAGCTCCAGAAGGAGTGCAGGCAGAGGCAAATGATGAACCGGAAGCAACGGGTATAAGAAAAGTAGACATACCGTTTACAGATCTAAAAATGCCTGTCCCGGAAAATGAAATATTAGTAACGGCTGGGACAACTGCGGTTGTCTCTGTAGCAGCTACCCTTACAGCTACAGCAGCATTTAAGTGGGCGGTTACTGCATTAAAACCAATACTAAAAACCACATGGAACAAACTAAGCCAGAAAAGCAAAAAGGCTTGATTGGTAAATTAAAAGACATAGGCGAAGAAAAAGAACATCAGCTAGAGGTCTTAGGAACTTTAGTTAGACTAGGCGTAGTTGTTTGGTCTGGGTTTATTATTACAATGAACTATGTTGATATACCG